ATGCGCAGGGTCATTTTGCCGCAGTCGGTGTTTGTCTCCATACCCCCGCTGGCCAATTCATTTATCTCGCTTATCAAAGACACGTCGCTGGCGGCGGTCATTACCGTGCCGGAAATGTTTCTGGCCGCGCAGCGCATTGTGTCGGTGACCTATGAGCCGTTGATTCTCTATATCGAAGCGGCGGCGATTTATTTGTTGTTCAGCACGGCGCTGGGTAAGGTGCAAAACCGCTTGGAGCGCTATTTCCGCCGCTACGAATAACCGTCGTTGCCACCCCATTATATTTGACCGACCTCGACGGGCGCTGTTGACCAGCGCCCGTTTTTTACCCCTAAGCGTTAGCCGCCCAGCCGCGCCCGGCTCACCGCCTCGCCCAGTTGCCATACCGCCATGGCGTAATGGGTATTGTGGTTGTAGCGGGTAATGACATAGAAGTTCGGCAGCCCGTACCAATACTGGTAATCGGTGCCGATATCCAGACGCAGCAGGCTGGCCTGTTGTTCAGTCCCGAGCGGCGCAAGCGGCGGCAGCCCCGTGGCGGACAGCGTCGCCAGGGTGTAACACGTGTCATAGCCATTTTGTAACCAGGGCGCCTGACCACTGGCGGGCACCGCCACCAAGCCTCCCGGTACCCAGCCGTGGGCATGGAAATAATTGGCGACGCTGCCGATGGCGTCCTGCGGATCCCACAGATTGATATGGCCATCACCGTCGAAATCCACGGCGTACTGTTTGAAAGAGGAAGGCATAAATTGACCGTAACCCATCGCACCGGCATAGGAGCCGCGCAGCGCGAGCGGATCGTCGCCCTCATCGCGCGCCATTAGCAAAAACGTTTCCAGCTCGGCGGCGAAATAGTCGCCGCGGCGCGGATATTCGAACGCCAGCGTCGCCAGCGCATCACCCTTCCCCAGCGGGTCTCGACGCCTATAATGCCGACAATAATTTCCGGCGGTACGCCATATTGGCGCGCGGCACGCTGCAAAGCGTCTTCGTTCTGGTTCCAGAACACGACGCCGTTTTGCACGTTGTCCGGGGTGATGAATTTTTTACGATAGCGCAGCCAGGCGCCGTTCGGTCCGGCAGGCGCTTGCGCAACAGGCGCGCGCGCCTGCCGCTCCATAAGCCGCAGTACCGAGTCCAGCCGCTGCGTTTGGGCCAGCAGGTTATGCAGCTCCTGGTGGTCAAAGCCATGCTCATTGACCATTTTATCGATAAAACGCTCGGCGTTGGGATTGGCGGCGAAATCGCCATACAGCTCGGGGCTGGCGGCGCCCGCCTGCGGCTGACGCAGGAACCCACCGGTTAAAGGTGCTTCCTGCGAGGCCATATCGGAGGAGGATGGCTTACTACTGCACGCGGCAAGCAGAGCAATTAAAGGAACAAGGGCTGCCAGGTGACGCATTGGGGATCCATGTACCAAAGCTGATAAAAGTAACGCTATGGTAATTCATTGTCACCTCAGAACAAATAGAAAACCACGTCCTGCGAAACGGAAAGTTATATTTTCTTCACAAATTCCAATTTCAGCTTCATGGCGCCGAATCCGTCGATCTTACAGTCGATATTGTGGTCTCCTTACACTAATCGAATACTCTTCACTTTGGTGCCGATTTTTAGCGTCGAGGCGCGCTGCCTTTTACTTTCAGATCGGCTTTGTTGAATAAATCGAACTTTTAGGTGACTGGCGGCTCTGATCACTACATTCGTTTCAACATCAGGTCCCCATGGCAAAGCAAAAGTTTAAAATCACCAACTGGCCCGCATACAACAATGCGCTCAGGCAGCGGGGGGACATGACAGTATGGCTTGATGAGTCAGCCATTGCTGCATGGACTGAGAGTACACCACCTGAACATCGTGGCCGGCCGCTTCACTACACCGATATGGCCATTACCACGGTTCTGATGATAAAGCGCGTGTTTAACCTTTCGCTCCGGGCGTTACAGGGTTTCGTTGACGCGATTTTTAAACTGATGGGGCTGTCGCTGCGCTGCCCAGATTACTCTCTGGTCAGCCGGCGAGCAAAAACCGTCGACATCAGCATAAAAACGCCAACCCGCGGCGAAATCTCACACCTGGTCATCGATGGCACCGGCCTGAAAATCTTCGGCGAAGGCGAATGGAAAGTCAGGCAGCATGGGGCTGAGAGGCGCAGAGTATGGCGCAAGCTTCATCTGGCAGTAGATAGCGCGACACATGAAATTATCTGTGCCGATTTATCGCTAAGCGGTACGACAGATGCGCTGGCGCTGCCCGGGCTGATTAACCAAACCCACCGAAAAATCAGGGAAGCGTCGGCTGACAGTGCTTACGATACGCGTTACTGTCATGATGCTCTGCTGAGGAAAAAAATAAAGCCGCTTATCCCACCGCGAAGTGGTGCGCAATATTGGCCAGCTCGATACCATGAGCGTAACCATGCGGTGGCAAATCAGCATCTGAGCGGCAATAACGATACCTGGAAAAAGAAAGTAGGTTATCACCGGCGTTCACTGGCTGAAACGGCCATGTTCCGGTTTAAAACACTTCTGGGTGGTCATCTTAGTCTGCATGACTATGACGTGCAGGTAGGTGGACCCTGTACACGATGCTGTGTAAATGCCTTTTCTCAGAAGTGACCGTCCAGGCGGTCACCGAACTCGATAATAAAGCGGCTCATTGCCATGCGCCAGTCCCTCAAAGGCATTGTCCATTTCTGTGAGGCCGCCTGTATCGCCAGCAACACCACCTTTTTCACTGCGTCGTCGGTCGGGAACACCTTGCGCTTTTTGATGGCATGCCGGATCACGCTGTTTAACGACTCGATGGTGTTGGTCGTGTAGATCACCTTGCGGATGTACGTTGGGTAGGCAAAGAACGTGGCCAGATTGGCCCAGTTTGCCTGCCAGCTTCGACTTATTTGCGGGTAGCGGATGTCCCAGGCACTGGAGAACGCTTCCAGCGCCTGCAAGCCGGCTTCTTCCGTAGGGGCCTGATAGATAGCTTTCAGGTCGCGGGTGACGGCCTTGTAGTCCTTCCAGGAGACGAACCGCAGGCTGTTGTGCACCATATTCACGATACACAGCTGGAGCCGCGCCTCCGGATACACCGCGTTAATAGCGTCAGGGAAACCTTTCAGCCCGTCTACGCAGGCGATAAGGATATCGTTCAGGCCGCGGTTTTTCAGCTCTGTCAGCACGTTCAGCCAGAACTTTGCGCCTTCATTTTCGGCCAGCCACATACCTAGCAACTCTTTCTGGCCTTCGATGTTGATGCCCAGCGCCAGGAACACAGATTTGTTGATGATGCGGCTGTCCTGCCGGACTTTTAGAACGATACAGTCAAGATAAACAATGGGATAGACGGCATCCAGAGGCCGGTTTTGCCATTCGACAACCTGCTCCATGACCGCATCGGTGACCTTTGAGACCAGCGCCGGCGAGACATCGGCGTCATACAGCTCTTTGAATGCGGCGGCGATCTCGCGGGTGGTCATCCCTTTGGCGTACAACGATAAAATCTGGTTATCCATCCCGGTAATCCGGGTCTGGTTCTTCTTCACCAGTTGCGGTTCAAAGGAACCGTCACGATCGCGCGGAGTACGCAGCGCCAGCGGGCCATCGCCAGTGGTAACGGTTTTTGTGGAATAGCCGTTGCGGGCGTTGGTCCCCGGTTTAGGCTGATTTTTATCGTAGCCGAGGTGATGGGTCATTTCGGCATTGAGAGCTGCTTCGACGCTGATTTTTTTCAGCAGCCGATCGAAGTGACTGAGATCTTCAGGGGTTTTGAGATTTTTGGCCAGTTCGTTAGCCAGAGCCTGCAACTGTTTTTCGTCCATAAATTAATCTGTTTTTGATGTTGGATTGAACATATCAAAATCAGGCAAATACACAAATTTCTAAACAGGCTCTGACGGCAGGCTCGCCTGCTTTCGCTTCGTCCAGCTTTTCGTACGCCAGCCACTTAAAGCCCAACCAGGTACTGGACACCGCGCCCTCCTGGAGCATCTTCACCGCCATAAAGTCGGCGCAGGTCAACGTGGTATCGCTGAGGATCTGCGTCAACATGTCGGCGTTGTAGGTGATATACAGCGCCTCACCGTTCTGTTCATAGCACTCGTTACGGCGAAACATGGCCTTGGCGGCGATAAGCTTGGCCTTGGTCATACCAGTTTTGCTTGCGACAATCTTTTGCGTGGTCGGCAGGGCGACGGGCGCATAAGCACCGGTATCCGATGTTTTGCGCAAAACGGTATCGAGCAACGCCCGATAAATAATGTCGTCCTTTTTGCGGTTAGCCGCAGCCAGGGTCAGTCGCAAATAGGGTCCCTGCGGATCGGCAATCAGTTTGCGCAGGTCACGCTTCTCCACCGGCACGAAGACCCCGCAGTCCGCCATCAAGGCGTTACGCGTTCCCGCTTCAGGGACATCCCAGACCGTATCACCGAACCGCGTAGTGATTTGGGTCATCTCGATAGTGCCCATATCGTTGATGGTGAAGGATGCCCCGGTAATATGGCCTAGGTCAGTGACGGCGCCCTGCAGGCGAGAGTCTTTTTGCTGCGAGGCAATTTCAAACGAATCATGGAACTGCTGCACAAACGCAGCGGTGATCATGTTCTTGTTGGCATCAAAAGCCATAATGCACACTCCGAATAGTGATTAATCGCCTGCGAGGTGTCGATCTCCCGGCTCGTTTCAACGCTGCCCGGTTGGCGCTGACGGACAGAGGGGATCAGGTATCCGGCTACCCAGCCGGGCTGCTTTGTGGGGATTGTGAGTGTGATGTGTGGTCAGGATCCCGACCAAATGAAACGAGGCCAGCCACGCAGCCGGCCTGTTGCGGGTCACGCGACAGAATGCGTGCCGTACGTCTTCTGGTAAAATGCACGTATCTGTGCAGCAACACGATCATGATCGACATGTTTTCGGGAGCCTGTTTAGAAATTTGTGTATTTGCCTGATTTTGATATGTTCAATCCAACATCAAAAACAGGTTAATTTATGGACGAAAAACAGTTGCAGGCTCTGGCTAACGAACTGGCCAAAAATCTCAAAACCCCTGAAGATCTCAGTCACTTCGATCGGCTGCTGAAAAAAATCAGCGTCGAAGCAGCTCTCAATGCCGAAATGACCCATCACTTCGGCTACGATAAAAATCAGCCTAAACCGGGGACCAACGCCCGCAACAGCTATTCCACAAAAACCGTTACCACTGGCGATGGCTCGCTGGCGCTGCGTACTCCGCGCGATCGTGACGGTTCCTTTGAACCGCAACTGGTGAAGAAGAACCAGACCCGGATTACCGGGATGGATAACCAGATTTTATCGTTGTACGCCAAAGGGATGACCACCCACGAGATCGCCACCGCGTTCAAAGAGCTGTATGACGCCGATGTCTCGCCGGCGCTGGTCTCAAAGGTCACCGATGCGGTCATGGAGCAGGTTGTCGAATGGCAAAACCGGCCTCTGGATGCAGTCTATCCCATTGTTTATCTTGACTGTATCGTTCTAAAAGTCCGGCAGGACAGCCGCATCATCAACAAATCTGTGTTCCTGGCGCTGGGCATCAACATCGAAGGCCAGAAAGAGTTGCTAGGTATGTGGCTGGCCGAAAATGAAGGCGCAAAGTTCTGGCTGAACGTGCTGACAGAGCTGAAAAACCGCGGCCTGAACGATATCCTTATCGTCTGCGTAGTCGGGCTGAAAGGTTTTCCTGACGCTATTAACGCGGTGTATCCGGAGGCGCGGCTCCAGCTGTGTATCGTGCATATGGTGCGCAACAGCCTGCGGTTCGTCTCCTGGAAGGACTACAAGGCCGTCACCCGCGACCTGAAAGCTATCTATCAGGCCCCTACGGAAGAAGCCGGCTTGCAGGCGCTGGCAGCGTTCTCCAGTGCCTGGGACATCCGCTACCCGCAAATAAGTCGAAGCTGGCAGGCAAACTGGGCCAATCTGGCCACGTTCTTTGCCTACCCAACGGACATCCGCAAGGTGATCTACACGACCAACGCCATCGAGTCGTTAAACAGCGTGATCCGGCATGCCATCAAAAAGCGCAAGGTGTTCCCGACCGACGACGCAGTGAAAAAGGTGGTGTGGCTGGCGATACAGGCGGCCTCACAGAAATGGACAATGCCTTTGAGGGACTGGCGCATGGCAATGAGCCGCTTTATTATCGAGTTCGGTGACCGCCTGGACGGTCACTTCTGAGAAAAGGCATTTACACAGAATCGTGTACAGGGTCTTTCGGATCGGCATAGGCTTCCGACTTCATCAGGTCACGGATGACTTGCTGCGCTGTCGGGTTAGCGTCCGCCCCCGCCGGCGTATCTTCCTGCATCTCCGCCCCCACTTTCGCCAGCATGCGGATAACCAGCGGATTATTGCCGATATCATCCAGGCGATCTTTGTCACCTTCATCGGCCAGCGCATGAAACGCACGGTAGGCCAGACCGATGTTTTTGTTAAATTCAGCGTCAGATTGCCACACCGCGCGTAATTGTGTCCCCGCGGCGTCCGCATCCAGCTCGGCCGCACCGTTCACTAACGCCGGGGCACGTTGCAGGTACTCGTCCAGAATAAAGCCCATTTAGTCATTCGTGATTCCCTTGGCGTGAGCGGCTCTGAGAAAGCCCTGCATCTCAGGATCGGCTTTGAATTCATCCCATTGAAACCCCTCTGCGTCTACCTTCGGCGCGTAGTCATCAAAGGACTTCGGCGGGGCGTCACCGTGACCTAAACGCTTCTCAAGATGCGTATAGGACTCTGCCAGTTTGCGCGCAAAGCTTTCCACGTTGAGCTTGCCGTCATCGCCCATAACGTGGAATTTTTCCGGTACCCAATCCGCCTCGTCCACTGGCGCCTGTGCACCGGTGCCAAGCAAAGAATGACCCGCATCAGGATTAACAGATTCGTCGCCACCGTTGCCCCCCGCGTCCTCGCCAGCATCGGCGTTCATGAATAGCGGTTTAATCGTCCACATCGTCGTATACTCCGTCAGCCTGGTTAATTCTCATGAGAATAAAATCGAGCACGGCACGCTGCCCGGCTCTGTAGCACGTTGCGCGGTCGCCCTCCACGTAGACGGCCCGCCCGAATCGCCGGGCTAATTCCGCCAGCACTTCAGGGCCGCCCGCCGTCTCTTCAAACAGGCGTTTGTAATCGCCCGGTAGCACGGGTTTTCTCATTGTCCCTCCGCCAATCTTTGGCCCATTGCGCTCCCCGCGGCCTGCCCGGCGGCGCTGGCGGCCTCCTTGCCCGGCCTGCATCATCAGCTGCTGTTTTGCTTGCTGTTGCTGCGCCTTGGCGCGCTGGTCGCGTAGGCTGGTGACATCCGCCGCCGAGCGGATCACATTCGCCGGTACGCCTAGCGCATCGGCCACCACGCGCGTCGCCTCATCGGTGTCAACCAGATCTACGACCTCCGGGCTAACCTGGGAGAGCTGCGCCACGTTCGCGCCAAGACGTTCAATCGCAGTCACATCCTCCAGCTTCTGTGCGCGGGCCAGCGGAGAGATATAGCGCACATTAAAATGCGTGGTTTGCATGCTGTCCGGGGGAGGCGGGAAGACGCCTGCGCGGAAGGCAATACCGAAACAGCGCTCAACCAGCGGTTGCAGGTATTCCGCCTGAAACCGGCCGTAGACCGGCCCCAGCAGTTGGCGAATCAAGGCCACACGAACATGGACTTCGGTCGCGGTCATCGCCGGACCATCCTGTGGTTGCAACTGGTCGGCCATCATGATTTTGTGAATGCTGGCCTGCAGACGGTCTTCTGCGGTAAACGCAACCTGAAAATCAGCCCCGGTAAGTAAGGGCTTCATACTGTTCACGCTGCTCGCGACAATAATACGGCGCGGGCCGACCTTGACGGAGTACGGATTTATTACACCGTCATCCTCGGCAATCCACATGCCCGAAATGGCCAAATCCTGCGCGGCCTTCTCCATGCGTTTGGTTTCGTTCAGCTCCTTGTAGTCTGGCAACGCATCATATACCGGGCCAATGCCGTACGCGCCGCCAGGGATTTTCATCCAGCGCGGTACGCAAACCGGGAATTCGTGGTAACCCGATTCTCGCACTATGCGCTTTCCCTGCCTCTCCACGTGAAAAGAGGCAAAGCGTAAATGCTTAGCCAGACGGGCGTTTACCACATAATTCGTACGCGGGAATATCGCGTGCAGGAAATCAAACCTGTCATCCAGCTTATCCTTGGCCGCACGGCGTATTTTCTCGCTGACGCCCTGCTCTCCGAACTCAGCAATGGCCTGCTCGGCGGTCATCTGATAGCAGCGATAAATCGTATCGACAATGCCGTCTTTGCGGGTTGACGCAACGTAGCATTGCGATAGCGGCCACTGTTGAAACATATAGCCGCCCTCCTCCCGGTTCTCATCGATGTACAGCACGAACCAGCCCGCGCGCACGACGTCAAGATTCGCCTCATATCCTTCCGCGTCAAAATTGGCGGCGTGGATGTTCTCCCATACCAATGTGGCACAGGTGGAGAGCCAGGCCTTGTCCTCGTCAGCCAGCGCTTCACTGTCGAGATTGAGCCACTGCGCATTGGCCGGGGTCATGCCAGACATAAGCGCCGACGCCAGCATGCGGGCGCTATCGGTGGCGGTGCCGTCCAGCAGTTTCGCCACCTTCGACTTAGCGCTCTGTGCGTCCAGCACGTCAGCCGCAAAACCCGCGCCACGCAACGGATAGGTGTAGTCGTAGCACTCGAGCCAAACGCTTTCATGCCGCTGGCGGTGGGATTTTAGCGCATCAGCACGCTTAATCAGCTTGACGGCGAGTTCATCCATCGGTTACGCCTCTAATGCCTTTTTCTGCGCCGGCTGCGCGCCCGAAGACAACAAAGAGCTGCCTGAGTCCGCGGCCCCTTCTGCACCACTGGCCAGCAAAGACGAGCTTTTCTTGCGCTTCTTGCGCGCGGCAGCATCTACGTTCGCCGCCTTTGCCGCGGCGTCAGCCGCCGCATTGGCTTCAGCCTGCGGATCCGTTCGTACGACCTGGGGTGCACTCCCTCCACACATCACGCTCTCCTTAGCCCGGCACGTGCCAGCCGTGTTCCGTTAAAATCAGCTTACCCGGTACGGGCTGACGTTTACCCTCTTCATTCGTCACAACGCCAAGCGGCGCGACGGGGGCTGCCGTGGTGGCTTTCTTGACGAGTTCAAGGAAATAGAGATTATCGGTCAGCTTCTGGTCGGCCATATCAGTAAAGCCTAGCGCTTCAAAGCGGGTGATGAGTGCTGCGGCCGGCTCGTCAAACGTGGACAGGATAGCGTTACGCTCAGCCTGCGCCGTGCTGTCTGGCAGTGCAGAAAAACTCTGCGGCAGGGTCCGCTCATCGGCAATACCGACACCCTCAGGCAATGTCTGATTGCCCGCCAGTTCGTCTGTAGCAACGTCTGCGGCGGTTGTGGATTCCTGCCCTGGGACTTCGACGGCTTTTCTTTTTCGTGCCATTGTCGTGGCTCCTGTCGATAATATAGCCGCCAGTGTGAAAGGGATGCCCGGTCGGGATCCCGACCAAATACCCTCTTGCGGAAGTGGAGCTAGCGTTTGTTGCGCCAGGCGTACACAAAGCGCCGCGATGAGACCTGCACAGGCAGCTCTGTACGCTGGCGATGCATCACGTAGCACCAGAAGTCAATCAGCGCCTCGCCGGTGTGATAATTAGGTGCCGCGCCCTGCTTCCAGCCAATAATCGCGGACTTGGAGACATCCAGCTCTCTGGCGATTTCCTGTAGCGGGATCCCGGCGCGGGTAATGTCGTTTATCACCCGGAACCAGTCGGTTTTGACCGTTGCAACTACCGGCACGGCTTCCCCCTAAAACGCGCGTGCGCGCGACCCTGAGAGCGTGTTTTTGTCAGTCGCAACACCCCGCCGGCCTCGACTGTTGCCGTGGTCAGTGTGGTAGGTCTCGTTTTTCGATATGCCGCCTGCGCCATCTTAAACCCCTGGGTTGGACGGCACAGCAGTTGGGTTAGGGAGGCCAGTTGTTCAGGCTGGCGTGGTGATTATAGCAAATTACCTGCAAAGTTGCCTTGCCATGCCGCTCACCGCTATACTACCTGCATCACCAAGAGGATACGCATATGGGCCAAGTCGCATTTGATACACAAGAGTTCGTCGAAAAGCTGGAAAACGCCGGCCTTAACAGAGAGCAAGCCAAAGCGATAACCCTTGTCGTGCGTGAATCGCATGAGGTTGCCGATCTTGCTACCAAAGCAGACATCAAAGATGTAAAGCGTGACCTTGAGGACGTGCGCAAAGAGCTTTCAGCCGATATAGCTGAAGTTCGCAAAGACCTGACGATTCAGATAGCCGATGTTCGCAAGGATATGCACGCTCGCTTTGAGAAGACAGAAGCTAAAAACGACGCTCAGATGGCATTGTTGCGCAAAGATGTTGAAGCTTTGGCTAGTGGCTTGTTTATCAAGCTAAGCAAGGTCATGCTTGCAATAGTTGGGATTTCGGTAACCATAGCAACTGCAATTATTAAATTGCTTTAATTGAAGGTATATATGGCCTCAAATATTGCTTTTTTATTTCTTATATTTTAACTGCGATTATATCGTTTTATGTGTTTATCGTGAGGCCCATAATAAATAAAGGAAAATAAAGAAAAGGTATCTTTGCGCGATATAATGCGAGTTGCTTATAATGAATTCTTACCTATCGCCAAGTTGCTCGGAGGAATAGCTGTTTGTGCTGCTTTCTGTTGACCCTGTACACGATTCTGTGTAAATGCCTTTTCTCAGAAGTGACCGTCCAGGCGGTCACCGAACTCGATAATAAAGCGGCTCATTGCCATGCGCCAGTCCCTCAAAGGCATTGTCCATTTCTGTGAGGCCGCCTGTATCGCCAGCCACACCACCTTTTTCACTGCGTCGTCGGTCGGGAACACCTTGCGCTTTTTGATGGCATGCCGGATCACGCTGTTTAACGACTCGATGGCGTTGGTCGTGTAGATCACCTTGCGGATGTCCGTTGGGTAGGCAAAGAACGTGGCCAGATTGGCCCAGTTTGCCTGCCAGCTTCGACTTATTTGCGGGTAGCGGATGTCCCAGGCACTGGAGAACGCTTCCAGCGCCTGCAAGCCGGCTTCTTCCGTAGGGGCCTGATAGATAGCTTTCAGGTCGCGGGTGACGGCCTTGTAGTCCTTCCAGGAGACGAACCGCAGGCTGTTGCGCACCATATGTACGATACACAGCTGGAGCCGCGCCTCCGGATACACCGCGTTAATAGCGTCAGGGAAACCTTTCAGCCCGTCTACGCAGGCGATAAGGATATCGTTCAGGCCGCGGTTTTTCAGCTCTGTCAGCACGTTCAGCCAGAACTTTGCGCCTTCATTTTCGGCCAGCCACATACCTAGCAACTCTTTCTGGCCTTCGATGTTGATGCCCAGCGCCAGGAACACAGATTTGTTGATGATGCGGCTGTCCTGCCGGACTTTTAGAACGATACAGTCAAGATAAACAATGGGATAGACTGCATCCAGAGGCCGGTTTTGCCATTCGACAACCTGCTCCATGACCGCATCGGTGACCTTTGAGACCAGCGCCGGCGAGACATCGGCGTCATACAGCTCTTTGAACGCGGCGGCGATCTCGCGGGTGGTCATCCCTTTGGCGTACAACGATAAAATCTGGTTATCCATCCCGGTAATCCGGGTCTGGTTCTTCTTCACCAGTTGCGGTTCAAAGGAACCGTCACGATCGCGCGGAGTACGCAGCGCCAGCGGGCCATCGCCAGTGGTAACGGTTTTTGTGGAATAGCCGTTGCGGGCGTTGGTCCCCGGTTTAGGCTGATTTTTATCGTAGCCGAGGTGATGGGTCATTTCGGCATTGAGAGCTGCTTCGACGCTGATTTTTTTCAGCAGCCGATCGAAGTGACTGAGATCTTCAGGGGTTTTGAGATTTTTGGCCAGTTCGTTAGCCAGAGCCTGCAACTGTTTTTCGTCCATAAATTAACCTGTTTTTGATGTTGGATTGAACATATCAAAATCAGGCAAATACACAAATTTCTAAACAGGCTCCTTTCTGTTTTTTGCTGTACAAATTTCTCCTTTGGATTTTTGGTTAACAACAAATCCTCTATCGGCCACAAATCATTACCTTACTCATGCATTTATTAAATTCTGTGGCGTTTCAACAATGGACAGGTACACTCTACCACCCTTCGTCACTGGTCCCCACTCAGCTTCAAGCTTTTTGATCTGGCTATCGTCAATCCAGATACAGGCATTGGTCACCGAATCAAACAATGCCTTGGAATAATTATCAAGATCCCGCTTTGCTCTGCTCGGTGGACAAAGCGTCACCGATACGGCTAAATCGCCCTTCACTGGCTGAGGCATACCGCGCAGCAGCTCAAGAATTTCGGCGACTGCCTCAGCCCGATACTTTCTGCCCCGCTCACTGACAAGATGCCGACCTGCAAGCTTTCCCCGATTCGGTGCTCGCCAGTAGCCGTTAACACTCGGTGGAAACGGAAGAGTCAAATTCACTTACTATCGCCTTTTGGGATGTCCCATCCGGCAATAGAAAAGCGTCCCATGTGCGGATGATACCACTGAGTGCCGCGCTGCTCAGCCTCGCATATCATGCGGTTCAGTGCAGAAATGAAACTATCTTCGAGAACAACGGACATTTGCGTAACCTGACCGCCCGGCGCAACATGGGGAATTTTTTTATGCGGGACTCCCCACGCCATGACCAGCTGCTTGCTTTTGGCATTACTGAGGCCGTAAGTCGCTTGCAGATAGCTGTAACCCTGATAGCCAGCGGGGATAGTGCCTTGCTTGATATGGTCGATTTCTTCGGCAACCTGCTCGACTTGCGTTTCCACCGATTTCAGGCGGCGCTCCTGGGCGACGTTAGCCAGTGCCATAGCCACAATGATTTCATTGGGGCTTTGCGGCGTACTCTGTTGCTCCAGCTTATCAATCAGCGAGCGACGTACTGCTTTGGATTCACGTGCCGCAACGCGCAGGGCTTGCTTGAGCGTCATATGGATAATTTCAATATCAGCTCCGTTTTTTTGACCTACACTTTTTGTGTAGGTCTCTCCGTCTAGTTCATCTATAACTTTTTCAATGAACTTGTTGTTGCGAATCGGCGGTTCTCCGTACTCCTTCCGCGCCGAATTGACCATCTCAAGCAATGATTGGCTATCGATGCTTCTATCAGTGACAAGGTTATGATTAACTGATAAATTATTAGATATCATGTTGATACCTCGCATGAATATTTCAGTTAGCATTGACTTGACCGTTAGCAAATTGTTAACGGTCCTTCTTCCATAAAAGAGCCTGTTTAGAAATTTGTGTATTTGCCTGATTTTGATATGTTCAATCCAACATCAAAAACAGGTTAATTTATGGACGAAAAACAGTTGCAGGCTCTGGCTAACGAACTGGCCAAAAATTTCAAAACCCCTGAAGATCTCAGTCACTTCGATCGGCTGCTGAAAAAAATCAGCGTCGAAGCAGCTCTCAATGCCGAAATGACCCATCACCTCGGCTACGGTAAAAATCAGCCTAAACCGGGGACCAACGCCCGCAACGGCTATTCCACAAAAACCGTTACCACTGGCGATGGCCCGCTGGCGCTGCGTACTCCGCGCGATCGTGACGGTTCCTTTGAACCGCAACTGGTGAAGAAGAACCAGACCCGGATTACCGGGATGGATAACCAGATTTTATCGTTGTACGCCAAAGGGATGACCACCCGCGAGATCGCCGCCGCGTTCAAAGAGCTGTATGACGCCGATATCTCGCCGGCGCTGGTCTCAAAGGTCACCGATGCGGTCATGGAGCAGGTTGTCGAATGGCAAAACCGGCCTCTGGATGTAGTCTATCCCATTGTTTATCTTGACTGTATCGTTCTAAAAGTCCGGCAGGACAGCCGCATCATCAACAAATCTGTGTTCCTGGCGCTGGGCATCAACATCGAAGGCCAGAAAGAGTTGCAAGGTATGTGGCTGGCCGAAAATGAAGGCGCAAAGTTCTGGCTGAACGTGCTGACAGAGCTGAAAAACCGCGGCCTGAACGATATCCTTATCGCCTGCGTAGACGGGCTGAAAGGTTTCCCTGACGTTATTAACGCGGTGTATCCGGAGGCGCGGCTCCAGCTGTGTATCGTGCATATGGTGCGCAACAGCCTGCGGTTCGTCTCCTGGAAGGACTACAAGGCCGTCACCCGCGACCTGAAAGCTATCTATCAGGCCCCTACGGAAGAAGCCGGCTTGCAGGCGCTGGAAGCGTTCTCCAGTGCCTGGGACATCCGCTACCCGCAAATAAGTCGAAGCTGGCAGGCAAACTGGGCCAATCTGGCCACGTTCTTTGCCTACCCAACGGACATCCGCAAGGTGATCTACACGACCAACGCCATCGAGTCGTTAAACAGCGTGATCCGGCATGCCATCAAAAAGCGCAAGGTGTTCCCGACCGACGACGCAGTGAAAAAGGTGGTGTGGCTGGCGATACAGGCGGCCTCACAGAAATGGACAATGCCTTTGAGGGACTGGCGCATGGCAATGAGCCGCTTTATTATCGAGTTCGGTGACCGCCTGGACGGTCACTTCTGAGAAAAGGCATTTACACAGAATCCGGTACGGGCTCCTTGCAGCGGCAAATTCCGCTGTCGGGTTTCACAGCCTGTTACTTATCTTGGTGCCTAAACACGCACCCGAAGCGTGTTTTTTGTTGCCTGTAGTTATCTGTTCAATGGTAGCTCAGGCGGGAGCTTCTTCGGGAGCGCCGGATTCCAAGGTAGCCGGTACTGTGAATCCCGTCTGGGCTGCCACCAGTTACAGTTTCACAGCTGTCGGTGGTAGTAACAACACTACCATGGAGGCTGTCATAATGACTACTACCCCCACCCAAATTTCGCCTGTTGTTACCATCAACGATGGAAAAGCTGTTACAACGTCCATTGCTATTGCTGAGTATTTTAATAAACGTCACGACGCTTTGTTGAATAAATCCGAAATTTGTGACGACTTCCTCCCTATCAGGGCGATTGTTACATGATGCGGACGCTGTTTGGCATTCCTAACAGTGTGATCCGGTTAAGTGCTTTAACCATTGCCATTGCCTCACCTACCTGCGCGTCATAGTCATGCAGACTCAGATGACCACCCAGAAGTGTTTTAAACCGGAACATGGCCGTTTCAGCCAGTGAACGCCGGTGATAACCTACTTTCTTTTTCCAGGTATCGTTATTGCCGCTCAGATGCTGATTTGCCACCGCATGGTTACGCTCATGGTATCGAGCTGGCCAATATTGCGCACCACTTCGCGGTGGGATAAGCGGCTTTATTTTTTTCCTCAGCAGAGCATCATGACAGTAATGCGTATCGTAAGCACTGTCAGCCGACGCTTCCCTGATTTTCCGGTGGGTTTGGTTAATCAGCCCGGGCAGCGCCTGCGCATCTGTCGTACCGCTTGGCGATAAATCGGCACAGATAATTTCATGTGTCACGCTATCTACTGCCAGATGAAGCTTGCGCCATACTCTGCGCCTCTCAGCCCCATGCTGCCTGACTTTCCATTCGCCTTCGCCGAAGACTTTCAGGCTGGTGCCATCGATAACCAGGTGTGAGATTTCGCCGCGGGTTGGCGTTTTTATGCTGATGTCGACGGTTTTTGCTCGCCGGCTGACCAGAGAGTAATCTGGGCAGCGCAGCGACAGCCCCATCAGTTTAAAAATCGAGTCAACGAAACCCTGTAACGCCCGGAGCGAAAGGTTAAACACGCGCTTTATCATCAGAACCGTGGTAATGGCCATATCGGTGTAGTGAAGCGGCCGGCCACGATGTTCAGGTGGTGTACTCTCAGTCCATGCAGCAATGGCTGACTCATCAAGTCATACTGTCAGGTCCCCCCGCTGCCTGAGCGCATTGTTATATGCGGGCCAGTTGGTGATTTTAAACTTTTGCTTTGCCATGGGGACCTGATGTTGAAACGAATGTAGTGATCAGAGCCGCCAGTCACCTAAAAGTTCGATTTATTCAACAAAGCCCTCTGAACTACTTAACACTCGTGCGACCAGCACAACAAACCATTACATGGCAGCGATGCGAGGATTTTTACGTTTTGCTGAGCAGAATGGTTACACCAAAAATCATTTAGCGAATGAGCTACGGTCAGCCAAAAAATCAACCTCTGACCCTGATCCATTCACACTAGACGAATTTAGAAGAGCACAAACCGCGTGCACACATGAAGCTCATGAAAATATGATAACGCTAATGGTTTATACTGGTATGCGCCCTGGTGAGATCAGTGCACTAGCGTGGGAAGATATCGACTTGGTAAAAAAAACACTTACCGTTTCAAGAGTGTATTCTGATGGTAAGATAAAAAAACCAAAAACAGATGAGATCAGAACAATTCAACTTTCTCCCCCTGCGCTATCCGCCCTTTCAGGGCAGAGAAAATTTACTGAGATGCTTCCTGCATTACAAGTAAAAATGGAGGGATTGCACAAAAAACCAGAGGCTATTGACATTCACCCCGTCTTTTTACCAGCCACAACATGTAGAAATAATCAGTTTAATATTTTATATCGAACAACTAGCATAAGGGTGTTGTGGAAAAACATAGTACGACGATCAAGGATCCGCTACAGAACCGTTTACCAGCTCCGGCATACGTTCGCGTGTTGGAATTTGACGGCACACGGCAACATCGCATTTATCGCTAAACAGATGGGCCACGCTGACTACTCAATGCTAATCCGTGTATATGGTCGCTGGATGGAAAACGAAAGTTGTGCAGAAAATTTACGAATTTGGGAAGCGCTCGAAGCAATGGGACATGCTGAAAAAGCCCCAATAGCGCCCCAAGAAATAATAAAGGAAGCGTAATCAATTGAAAAATAAAGAGGATAATGGCATTGAAGCCCACACCCCGATGATGCAGCAGTACCTGAAACTGAAGGCGCAGCACCCGGATATCCTGCTGTTCTATCGAATGGGGGACTTTTACGAGTTATTTTATGACGACGCCAAACGCGCGTCGCAGCTGATGGACATCTCCCTGACCAAGCGGGGCGCTTCCGCCGGTGAACCGATTCCCATGGCCGGCATCCCCTATCATGCGGTCGAAAATTATCTGGCCAAGCTGGTGGCGCTGGGGGAGTCGGTGGCTATCTGTGAACAGATAGGGGATCCCGCCACCACCAAAGGGCCGGTGGAGCGTCGCGTGGTCCGCATCGTCACCCCCGGCACCCTGAGCGACGAAGCGCTGCTCAACGAACGCCAGGATAACCTGCTGGCCGCCCTCTGGCAGGCGCCGCAGGGCTTTGGTTACGCAACGCTTGATATCACCTCGGGCCGCTTCCTAGTCTCGGAGCCGGCGGACCGCGAGGCCATGGCCGCGGAACTACAGCGCACCAATCCGGCCGAGCTGCTCTATCCCGAAATGCTGGAGGATATGACGCTCATTGAGCACCGCCGCGGCCTGCGGCGCCGCCCGCTGTGGGAATTCGAGCTGGATACCGCCCGCCAGCAGCTCACCATGCAGTTCGGTACCCGCGATTTAACCGGCTTTGGCATTGAGCGGGCGCAGCTGGCCCTGTGTGCCGCCGGCTGTCTACTGCAATACGCCAAGGATACCCAGCGCACCTCACTGCCGCACATCCGCACCGTCACCCTGGAGCGTCAGCAGGACGGTATCGTGATGGATGCCGCGACACGGCGTAATCTGGAGTTGACGCAAAACCTCAGCGGCGGCGACGAAAATACGCTGGCGGACGTGCTCGATCGCACGGTCACGCCCATGGGCAGCCGGATGCTGAAACGCTGGCTGCACATGCCTACCCGCGAGATCACTACCCTCACCCACCGCCAGGAAACTATTCGCGCATTACAGGATCAGGTGGCGGATCTACAGCCGCTGCTGCGTCAGGTCGGGGATTTGGAGAGGGTGCTGGCGCGTCTGGCGCTGCGTTCGGCGCGTCCGCGCGATCTGGCGCGCATGCGCCATGCCTTTGCACAGCTGCCGGCCATGCAAACGCTGCTCGAGGGCAAATCACATGCCTATTTGCCGCAGTTGCTGGATCGGGTCGGAGAGTTTGAGACGCTGCGCGATTTGCTGGCGCGGGCCATCATTGAGTCGCCGCCGGTGCTGGTGCGCGACGGCGGCGTCATCGCCCCGGGATACCATGCCGAACTGGACGAATGGCGCGGTCTGGCGGCGGGCGCGACCGATTATCTCGACCGTCTTGAGCTGCGCGAGCGGGAAAAAACCGGGCTGGAGACGCTGAAAGTGGGCTTCAACGCCGTGCACGGCTATTTTATTCAGCTCAGCCGCGGCCAAAGCCATCTGGCGCCCATCCATTATGTGCGGCGCCAAACGCTGAAAAACGCCGAACGCTACATCATTCCTGAGCTGAAGGAATACGAAGACAAGGTCCTGACCTCGAAGAGCAAGGCGCTGGCGTTGGAAAAAGCGCTGTATGATGAGCTCTTCGATCTGCTATTGCCCCATCTGGCGGCGCTGCAACAAAGCGCCGCGGCGCTGGCGGAGCTGGATGTCCTGTGCAATCTGGCCGAGCGCGCTGAAACGCTGAACTATGTGTGTCCGACGCTGGACGCCCGGCCGGGCATCCATATCATCGGCGGCCGCCATCCCGTCGTGGAGCAGGTGCTGAGCGAGCCCTTTATCGCCAATCCGCTGATGCTGTCCGACGCGCGGCGTATGCTGATCATTACCGGGCCCAATATGGGCGGTAAAAGCACCTATATGCGCCAAACCGCTCTGATCGTGCTGTTGGCGTATATCGGCAGTTTTGTCCCGGCCGAGCAGGCCGTCATAGGGCCGGTGGATCGCATCTTTACCCGCGTCGGCGCCGCGGACGATCTAGCTTCCGGCCGCTCCACCTTCATGGTGGAGATGACCGAGACCGCCAACATATTGCATAACGCCACGCGTCAGAGTCTGGTGTTGATGGATGAGATCGGCCGCGGTACCTCGACCTACGATGGGCTGTCGCTGGCCTGGGCCTGCGCGGAGAATCTGGCCGGCCGCATCAAGGCCATGACCTTGTTCGCCACGCACTATTTCGAGCTAACTACCCTGCCGGAGAAAATGGAGGGGGTGGTCAACGTGCATCTGGACGCGGTGGAGCATGGCGACACCATCGCCTTCATGCACAGCGTGCAGGAGGGGGCCGCCAGCAAGAGTTACGGCCTATCGGTGGCGGCGCTGGCGGGGGTGCCGCGAGAGGTTATCAAGCGCGCGCGTCAGAAGCTCAGGGAATTGGAAACGTTATCCAGCGGCGCGGCGACAGGCAGCGTGGACGGCTCGCAGCTCTCGCTACTGCAACCGGAAGAGCCGCCTGTTTCGCCGGCGGTCGAGGCGCTGGAAAATCTGGATCCCGACGCGCTTTCGCCGCGCCAGGCGCTGGAATGGCTGTATCGGTTGAAAAAAATAATCGGCTAG